TTACTTTTTGACATTACGTTTTACCGCGTAGGCAATCGCAACGGCTTGCTTGACAGGCTTGCCTGCCTTGACTTCTGCCTTTACGTTCTTACGGAAGGCTTCTTTTGACGCAGATTTAACGAGTGGCATGATTAACTCCCCATCCAACTGGTAGCGACAGACGCTTGACTATACGTACGAGTGACCGGGCGGCGGGTGATTGACTCTCTGTGCGCGACAGGAAACGCGAACGTGACGGCCAGTGCATCGGCTGCATCGGGAGAGGCTAAGCCGCGGGCTTTCATTTCTTTTTTACCTTCAAGAAAGATAGTACCTGATGAATTGGGCTTCTTCATAGGACCAATTAGATCAGACTTCAGTAGCCTGTCGGCAGGAATTGACGCTGTTTTAAGCCAATCGCGCATTGAGCCCCACATTTCAGCCCGTTTATTACCCCACATGATCGGATTCTTCGACTTCCACCCGAAGTTCACCCCACGGACTTTGTAACGCTGTTCGGTGAGCCTGTCAAGAACACCGTAGCCCAGCCCACCCTCGTCAATCACGGTCAGCGTGGGCTTGTGTTCCTCGATCATCTCGATGACATGCCCCACTACCGTCATCGTGTCGTCACCCCTGTACCGCTTAATTGCGATGATATCCCGTCCTTGCCGCACCACGATGACAGTGCTGTCCATCCCCCCTCGAGCGGGGTCCACGCCGATCACAACGGGCGCGGTCATGTCCTTGTAGGGTGGTCGCTTCTGTGCGTCATCCACGACGGCTGGGCTGATAAACTGGTCTTGTCCACTTTTGGGGAAGTCCCCGTAGACCTCGACGCGCGCCTCGTCCGAGTCCTCACCATACTCCTCAATGATCTGCTGGTAGATTGTCTTATCGGTTCCTTCAACGGATCGAGCGTCGATCTTCTCGCTCTCCCAGAAGTCTCGCTTGGACCCATCCACGGCTTCATAGAAGTACCCAGTGTTACGCCGACCGTTGCTGAATGCGAGCCAGTATCGATCGAGGATGTTCTCGGTAAAGAACCCCGCGGCCACTGACCAGATGCTGTCCGGAATACCCGAGGCTTCGTCGAAGATCACCATCATGCCGTCCATGTTGTGCACACCGGCGTAAGCGTCTGGGTTTTCTTCTGACCAAAGCTTACCCTCAGCTCCCCAGTACCGAGTGCCCTTCTTCAAATCCCGTTCGACCAGTTCGGTCAGCCACTTGGCCGGTGTCAACGCCGTAGCCGTTGGTTCCCACCAGTGGGCGTTGATGCTCATGGTAACCCACTTGGTCAACTCGCCCCAAGTCACCTTCCGAAGCTGGTTCTCGCTGTTGGCGCTGACGATGACCGACGAGCCTATTCTAGTGGTCAGCATCCACAAGATGAGCCAACTCACTAGCGCCGACTTCCCCACCCCCCGACCTGAGCTAACCGCCCTGCGCAGTGCATCGATCATCTGCCCATCGGACATCTTTGAGCCGTTGTCCTTGATGAACTGCGCGATCCTGCGTAGTGCACGACGCTGCCACTGCCTAGGAGCTCGAAAATGTTCGAGTGGTGTGTTCTTCTGCCCCCACGGGAACGCGAACAGGACGAACATCTCCGGGTCGTCTTTAACATGAGGCGACCAGAGTTGACTCATCAGCATCTGCTCCTCGTCTGGCGAATACCGCATGGTCTGCATTAGTCACTCTCCAACCTAGGGGTCACATCGACAATTTCAGCCTCAATCTCGGTTTGAATTTCAGTCTGAATCATCCTTGCCTGAGCCTGTGCCAGCGCCTCGGTGATCGAGATTGTGCCACCCACTTCAATCTGTTTCGACTCGCCATAGCGCTTCTTATTGTGCGCTCCCATCAGCCATTTGCGCGTGTCGATGCGCAACTTGTCCCTGTTTACCGTATCGTTTGATGTCGGCTCGACAGAGTCAACCCCATCGGCAATTTCAAGAATCTCTCCAGCCAAGAACTCTGTTCGCATCTCCTGAGCTTCTTTGAACCGCTCATGGCGCTGCGGATCCCTTTTAATCCATCGAAGGAAATCCTCATAGCTTATTAGCCGCGGATCGTCGACCACAAGCGAGCGTAACGACTGCCCGCGGTAAATCTGTTCGATGAAGTTTTCGAACATGTTTTCGTATTGAAGATGAAGCAACTGTTTAGCTGTCCGCTTATCTTGATTGATCTGCTCTTTAGTGCGTTCCACTGGCTCGAATTGAGTCGATTGAGTAGAAACTGAAGCCGTCAGCCAGTCAGGTAGATCGTCGCCTGTGACATCAGTGCCTAGAGAATCGGATTGTGGAGTGGATTGTGCCTGTTCCATAGTGATTCGAGTGTAACACTTGTGATTCGACTTTAGACAAAATTTGAAGTCTGATGGAACGTGTGTCTTTTGTTACACAAATTAAATTTAAAAAAAATTTCTCGGGATTCGTGATGCCTACCGTGACAGTTGCATGTCCCCGTCGGCCCTCCCCCACCCCCATTTTCAGCGATTCCCAGATTCAGGATTCGATCCGGATCCAGCATCATCGGAGCCCGGATCGATCGATTCGACGTGTGCCTGGCGATCCCAATCCAGCATCATCGGAGCCCGGATCCAGCATCATCGGAGCCCGTGTTACATGCGTGAACATTGTCACAATTGTCACATGCTGGATGCATATACAGTGGAATTGATCGTGTAACGCTTGTCACAAGTGTCACATGCTGGATGCAGTAGGGTTGTCACAATTGTCGCAACCTGGGGTTTTTCTCGGGTTTTTTTGTCACACTTGTCACAGGCATAGGTTCGACGTGACAATCGCCCTCCGCGGGCGCGAGACCCTTGAATCAACGATTTTTGAAACAGCACTTTTTTTCTGGAATCTCGAAAACCCTTTCCCTCTCTGTAAGTGAGTTTGTCACATCGAATGCTTACCTGTGACAGGTGTGACAATTTTTTGTCATAACCCCTTGCAATCTGTTAAACATCTGTGCTACAGTAAGACATCATCACTTACCTGGAGCACTGACAATGAACCGTAAAGACGTCGCAAGCTTTTTGCAACGGATCGGAGGCCTCATCGCCACAATCGTATTTTTCTCCGGGGCCTTCTACCTTTGGATCGTTTACGCGGTCGAACTACTTCGGGATCGCACATGAACCGCGCAATCGACTGGATGATCGCGATCCTCTTCGGGATCGCGCTCGGTGCAACTCTGTTTTTCTCGATGTAAACCGCGCGCGGGCGGATCCCCGCGCAACCTGTAACCCGTAACCTGTAAAGGAAACATCATGCAAAACCTGGCCATTGATTACATCCGCTCAACTTTCCTCAATCCTTCACCAGTCGAACCATCCGCCGCGATCGTCGACCGACTGGCGCATGTGAAAGCACAGATTGCCCAATTGGCCGATGAAGAGAAAAAACTGAAATCTGCGCTCATCGAACTGGGCGAACCGAAGATCGCAGGCACTCTCCATCAAGCCAGCGTATCGCATTGCGAAGGCCGACTAATGATCGATTGGCAAGCGATCGCTGAACACTTCAATCCTTCGCGCCAACTCGTCACTGCGCATACTTCGCGCAGTGAGCCGTTCGCCGTTGTCCGTGTCTCGGCCAGGAAAGGAATCTAATCATGCGAATCACTGTTTACTCCGACCCTGGCCATGCATGGGGCAAAGTCTCACTTTCTAAGCTTGCGCAACTCGATCTAATCGATCGGATTAGTTCGTGCAGTTTCCTGCGCGGCAAGTTTGCTTACCTCGAAGAGGATTGCGATCTATCACTGTTCATCTTGGCCATGCGCGATCGCGGCCAGGATGTCTCCTTCAATGAGCAAAATCGGCGCAGTGGTGACAGCGTGATCCGATCTTATGACCATTACTCGCCTACCAAAGCGCAAGCTTTGCTCGATCGGCCAACCCTCGCGCCCGGAATGCTCGTCAAATTTCCGCACAAGTCGAGCACATTCGAACTAATCGAAAGCATTGGGCGCCGTGGTTGGATTGTGCGCATACCTGGCCAGAGCTTTGTTTATCGCGCCACTTCGGCGCACATTGCCAATTGTGAAGTTTTGTGGAGGCCTGATCATGCGATATCACTTCATTAAGCAATCATCGAACCGCAAGAC